GGGCGGCATGGGCGGCATGGGTCCACCACAGGAAATGGATATGCCCTACGGTGCCGGTCAGTTGCCGGATCAAATACAACAGGCTCCGATGCATCCCGATATGCTACGCGGAGGTCCGATGAAAGCCGCTCTGACGGAGGAGGAAGCTATGCAAAGTTTTGGCCCGACACACCGCTTGGGTGATCCTTCTAACGGTTTCGGACCGCCGGGATCGCGGCATTTCGGCTTCGGACCTCCTGCCGTTATGAAGCCTCAAGTTGCTGTGCAAATGGCTTATCCTTCTGACGGTTTCGGAATAGGATCTCTTCGCCAAGGGATTTTTTAGTCCTTTTGAATAAGCCAATCTCGAACGGCTTCACCAAGCACTTGCCCCGCTAGGTCAATCTTACTGCGAAGCGCTTGCAAGATTTTTTCATCAATTGTGTCGGGTGAAACTAAATCAATATATGTGACGCGGTTCTTCTGGCCGATACGATGGGCGCGGTCCTCAGACTGCAACCGTATCTCCAAGTCATAGCTATTGCTATAATATATTACAGTGTTTGCCGCCGTCAGAGTAATACCATAGCCGCCTGTCTTGGGTTGCCCGACAAAGAAGCGTAGGGGCCCACCCTTGTCTTGGAATCGTTCGACAATATCCTGCCGTTCGTCCTGTGCTGTTCCCCCGTAATAAGTTGCGACCGCCTCGGGCCCAAAGCGGTCGCGCAGGGCGTTTGATATCTGTTGAATGTCGTGAGTGTACGACGCCCAAATGATAGCTTTGCCCTGTAACTCGTCTGTTATTTCCAGCAATTCTTTTAGCCGATTACTATCCAGCGCCTCAATGTCGCCTTCGTCCGGCTGAAGAAAACCGCAACAAATTTGCTGTAGTCTCATAATTTGTGTTAACACGCTTGCAGTGGTAACTAACTCGCCGCTATCTAACTTAGCAAGCGCAAGTTTTTTCATTTGTATGTATACGCGTTTTTGTTCCTCAGTTAACTCTACATCCCGTCGGATGTAAAGCTTATCGGGCAAATCCAAGCAGTCTTCTTTTAAAATTCGATTGCTAAACAAATCCAGCTTTTGGTTTAGCTCATCCAACCGACGATAGCCCACGATTTCTTGGAAAGCTCGACTACCCATAGAACGCTTCTGAACAAAAGCATATCTGTTCTGAAACGCGTAATAGCTGTTAAAGTCCAGCGCTTTTGGGGACAAGAACAAGCACTGACTAAACAAATCCATCGGGCTTTTAGTAACGGGAGACCCGGTCAAGATGCGCTTATACTTAGCTTCTTTAGCCAGCATCATTACGTTTCTGGTGCGAGACGCTTTCCTATTCTTGATAGTGGTGCTTTCGTCCACCACCATAATATTTGCGGGGTTGTGGCACAGAAATTCATACGCGGCTGTCGTGCCGCGTGGCGTGGACAAAGCCTCAATGTTCATTACAAATATCTTTAATCCGTCAAACGGTTCACGTACAAGCGTCTTCATCTCTTCCTGAAACTGCTTAGACTTTGATGGTGTCCACCGCACAACCTTACGCTCAATACTATCCGGCAAGTGAGTCGGGATTTCGCCTTTTATCCAGTTGTCATAGACACCTTTAGGCGCTACGATTAAAGCCGCTCCGACTTCTTTGGCTTCATATAAAGCGCCAATAGTGTCAATAGCCACCTTAGACTTCCCTGTTCCCATCTCCATGAACAGCGCGTAATACTTCGCGGCCCACGAATCTTTTAGGGCGTCCATCTGGTGGTCAAACGGTTTGGTTTTAAAATCGTAATTTTCCATTAAATTTCTCCTTGACTATGCGAAGATATACGCATATATATGATTATGTCAAGGCCCAAACGGTGCCTTTAACCACGAAGGAGAAACGCGATGAGCGATGTTCCAAATTGGCTAGAACAGGATTTTGAACAAACATCCGCAAGTTCTGTCGATAATATAGACCAATCTGGTCTCAAAACTGTGGCCGAACTGGCCCGCAAAATCCGAGATGAAGAAGAGTATGTAGCTAGCCTTGAGGCGGACCTCAAGAAGGCAAAGCAGGGTCTTCTGAAACTCACTGATGACGAGCTTCCAACAATGCTTGCCGAGATTGGCTTGTCTAGTATGAAGCTTGATGACGGATCAGAAGTGACCGTTAAACAAACATACGGGGCGTCAATCCTTGTAGATAATCGTCCCGCCGCTTACGACTGGCTAAGAGATAGGGGCTACGATGACATCATTAAGAATACCGTTGCGTGTCAATTTGGCAGGGGCGAAGACGACAAAGCGTCGGCCTTCAAAGCCATTGCCGAGCAAGAGGGCTATTTCGCGGAGCAGAAAACGGATATCCATCCGCAGACGCTTCGTGCCTTTGTCAAGGAACGTGTTGAGAATGGTGACGACTTCCCAATGGAGTTATTCGGAGCCTACATCGGACAACGAGCAGTTATTAAAAGGAGCAAATAAAATGGCTGATAAGAAAAATGCTGTAGCAGAGCAGAAAACTGCGGAAGTAGTCCCTTTCGACGCATCAATGTTTGAGTCGGATGCGGGTGTCGGTTTAGAAAACATGGGGCAAGACGATCTTGCTTTACCGTTTCTAAAAATTCTAGGTGGCATGAGCCCCGAGCTTGACCACTTAGAAGAAGCCCGTAAAGGTGACATAATCAACAGCGTCACCAACGGCGTCTACAAGGGCAAGGACGGCCTCCGTGTCATTCCGGTAGCTTACCAGCGTCGGTTCATTCAGTGGCTACCACGCGGGCAAGGAACAGGGGCTCCGGTGGCTATTTACACGCCAAGCGACGCTCGCCCAAAGACCGAGCGTTCCCCTGAAGACAATAAAGAATATGTTGTCGGCGGACAGGGTGACTACATCGAGGAGACGCATCAGCACTATGTCCTTCTTTTAAACGAAGATGGCTCAGTGGAGACCGCGTTGATTGTGATGAAGTCAACTCAATTGAAGAAGTCCCGCAAATGGAACAGCATGATTTCCTCGCTGACCATGCAGGGGGCTAATGGCCCGTTTACACCGCCACGCTTTAGCCACGTTTACAACCTCAAAACACAGCTTGAGGAAAATAGTAAAGGTAGCTGGCACGGTTGGGAAATGAGCCGAGAAGGCCCCGTTCAGAATGCGGCCACATACATCCGTGCGAAAGATTTCGCGGCAAGCATTAGTGCTGGAGATGTTGTGGTTAAGCATCAGGATGAAGCCAACGACAGCGGTGCAAGCACCGACAACGTAGGGTTTTAAACAGTTGGGGTGGTGAGAAGGTAGCTCCGGCTCGCCGCCCCATCCTTTTGGGGACTAATCATGTCTGTAGAAAAGTTTTCGACTATATTTAACGGCTTACAGCTAGCATATGGCACGTACCGTATAGATAAAAAGCAGGCCAACGGTAAGAATACCGGTAAGGCCGCCATAATGCGCGAACCACGGACCACGGCTCTGTGGGAAGGGCACCTGTCCGGCAAGGGACGGTCCGTTGGTATTATCCCAATCAACGAAGAAAACATGTGCGTTTGGGGATGTATTGATGTTGACCAGTATCCGCTGGACCACAAGGTTCTTGTGGAAAAGATACGCAAGCTACAACTACCTCTTGTTGTATGCCGATCAAAAAGCGGTGGAGCGCATTGTTTCCTGTTCACGACTGAATGGATTGAAGCCAAAGATATGCAGGCTACCTTGCAACAGATTTCTGCCGCATTAGGGTATGGCGGTAGCGAGATATTTCCAAAACAAATTAAGTTGCACTTAGACCGCGACGACGTAGGCAACTTCTTAAACATGCCTTACTACGACGCAGAGGACGGCTTACGTTACGCTATTAAAGATGACGGGGCGTCTGCCACCATAGAAGAGTTCTTCGCGCTGTACGAGGCGCACAAGCAAACTCCTGAACAGGTGTTGAAGTTGCAGATAGGGGAAGACGCCGAGACCTCTCCGATGAAAGACGGACCGCCGTGCTTACAGTTTTTAACCAAGAACAAGATAAGCGAAGGCGGTCGGAACAACGGTCTATTTAATCTGGGTGTTTACTTACGCAAAGCATATCCCGATAGCTGGGAAACAGAGATCCTGACATATAACCTCACCTACCTTGAGCCACCTTTGCCTATTAACGAGGTGACTATTGTAGCGAAGCAGTTAGAGAAAAAAGATTACACTTACCGGTGCTCGGACTCCCCAATTAACGCGCATTGTAACAAGGAGCTATGTCAAACCCGTAAACACGGGATAGGTGCGGCGATACAAGGCGCAGTCATTGCAAACTTACGTAAGTATAACTCGAACCCACCCGTGTGGTTTCTGGATGTGAATGGGGAGCCGCTTGAGTTAGATACGGAAGCCCTTATCAGCCAAGTAACCTTTCAGCGGGGGTGCTTAGAGCAGTTGAACTTCATGCCTCGCTCTGTATCAAAAGTAATTTGGGAAAACCGTATTGGCGCTTTGATGAACGAGATGCGTAGCAACGAGTCTGCGATCATGGAAGTGGCAGAAGACGCTAGCATAAGCGGTCAGTTCCAAGATTATCTAGAAGAGTTTTGTCAGCACATGCAACAGGCCAAAGACAAAGAAGAAATTCTTTTACGCCGTCCATGGACCGACGAAGAAGAGGCGCTTACTTACTTCCGGCTAAAAGATTTGGACAACTACTTAAAGCGCAACAAGTTTTTTGAGTACAAAACACACAAAATTGCTCAGCGACTTCGTGACTTAGGCGGCCAAAGCACTGTTATGAGGATTAAGGGGCGGCTGGTACGTGTCTGGTCTGTACCGGCTCACGGCATAACAACCGTGGATATGGAAACACCGTCGTTTGGTGGAAACAACGAGGAGGCACCGTTCTAATGTTAACAGCAGATGGATTTAACAAAGCTTTTATCGGCGTGGTTCATAGGGCGGCTACGCCGTTACTCGTCGCGTATGACTACGACAGATGTGTTGCTATCTTGTGTGAAAGGGACTGCATGTCGATAGACGACGCCCACGAGTTTATGGAATACAACGTGATCGGTTCGTGGGTCGGCGATGAAACACCCGTCTTCCTTAAATTAATGAACAACATTGAGGATCTTACAGATGAAGAAAGCGGAGCGTAACAACGCTATATATAACGAGCGTAAGTTGGGGAAAACCTTACAGTTCATAGCGGATACGCATGGCATAACCCGTGAGCGTGTTCGTCAAATAGTGTCCAAAATAGACCGTAGAAAAGACTGGGAGGAGCGGGTAGAAAACTCTGAAGGCGTTCTTTTGATGGCGCACATAGATTTTCCAAAGCGTGTTCGTAACCGTTTGGAATACAAACACCTGACATACTCAACGCCGGAAGAGTTTTTAGAGGTGTTTAGCACTCAAAGCATCTGGTGCGTTTCTGGGCTCGGAACAAAATCAATAGCCGTCATTTGTGAAAAGCTGGGTGCGCTGGGCTATGATGTTTCCGACTTACTTCCGGTTAAGACCGTTAAGCGGTTTAATTTAGCTAGGAGCCTCTCCGAAGAAAAGCGCTTGAAACGTAAGGAGCGTAACGAGCTAATTTATAAAATGTATCTTGAAAAAAGACAGTATAAATACATCGCGCAGAAAGTTGGCTTGAGTGTGCCCTCCTGTAGTCTAATAGTTAGGAAAATGCGTAATGGTTGATTCCAAGATATTTCGCATCTATGGACCTCCGGGTACAGGAAAGACTACTGCACTTTTGAACAAAGTGGATGAAGCCCTGTCGTCTGGCATAGCGCCGAACAATATAGGCTACTTTGCGTTTACTCGGCAGGCGTCTAAAGAAGCTGTTGAGCGGGCTTGCACTCGATTTAATTTAGTTCCGGACGACCTCCCGTGGTTTCGTACCCTACACAGTTTTGCCCTACGCCTTTCCGGTATTCGTCAAGAACAGATTATGCAACCGGAGCATTACTTTGCTTTGGGCGCAGAGCTCGGCATGAATCTAAATGCAGAAAATAAGGGGGCTAACGACGACCTGTTCGACGTAAAGAAAAACGACAGCCCTTTAATTAATTTGATAAACCTAGCTCGGCTACGCAAGATAGACCTACGGAAACAATATGACCAAAGCGACACAGATGTAGACTGGATGACCCTGTCTTACGCGGCGCGGTCCTTGGATGCGTACAAAAAGAAGTTCCGGCTGTTTGACTTTACCGATATGCTGGAAGTTTTTGTTAGAGACGGCGCACCTTATTGCCCAAAATTGTCTCTGAGTTTTATCGACGAAGCGCAGGATTTGTCCCCACTTCAGTGGGACGTAGCGCACGTTATCGAGGACAACTCAGATAGAATTTACTGCGCGGGAGATGATGACCAAGCTATTTATCGCTGGGCCGGAGCCGACGTAGAACACTTTATCGGTCTGAATGGCGGGTACGACGTATTGGAGCAATCCTACCGCGTACCACGGAACGTCCATCCGCTAGCCGAACGTATTGCAAAGCGCATTACTCGACGCGTAACAAAGACCTATTTGCCTCGAAAAGATAGTGGAAGAATAGAAGCCTTCCCTGACACAAGCTACATAGATTTTTCTGAGGGTTCGTGGCTCGTGCTCGCTCAAGCGGGATATTTTTTAGACTACGCCGTAAACGACCTGAAGAGTCGTGGATTTCTGTTTAGCCACCGCGGAAGACGGTCCATATCTGAGAAGCTCAGTGAGGCCGTAAACGGTTGGGAACAGGTGCGTAAGGGAAAAAGTATAACCGGCAAGGCGGCACGAACCGTGTACAGTTATATGTCTGTCGGAGAGAGAGTCAAGCGTGGATTTAAAAAACTTCCGCTTTTAGATGACGACGATTTAGTGACCATAAAAGAACTTCAAGAAACCCACGGTTTGGTTGCCACGGACGATATGATATGGCACGAGGCTATGGATAACCTCCCCGATAGCGACAGAGCATATATCACGGCCCTTCTACGACGAGGCGAGAAGTTCAATGCCGAGCCCCGCATTACACTGTCCACGATCCACGGATCTAAAGGCGGTGAGGCAGACAGTGTGGTTTTGTATACCGGCTTGTCCCCTGCCGCACTTAAAAGCATGGAAGATAATCCAGACGATGTGCATCGTTTGTTTTATGTTGCTGTGACAAGAACTAAACAAAACCTTTATTTTATTGAACCCGAAGATATGAGCAGGAGCTACACTATATGAGACGCGAAGAAATACTGTCCACGGCGGCAGAACTAATTAATGGCGACCGTGACCGTGATTACGGCGATGCCCATAAAAACTTTCAAGATGTGGCGAGGCTCTGGTCTGTAATTTTGGAGACAGAGATTACAGAGCAACAGTTTGTTCTGTGCATGATCATGCTCAAAGCCGCACGGTTGATGAAAACAGACCATGAAGATTCGTGGGTGGACCTGTGCGGCTATGCGGCGCTTGGCGGGGAAAAAGTAGGAGTTTTATAATGTCTTTAAAAATGGCTGTTGAGTTGCCTAACTCAGAATGGGTCCCGCCGTCCGAGCTTCCGGACATCTTTGATGCGACACAAATCGCTATCGACGTTGAGACCAAAGACCCCAACATTAAAACGAGTGGGCCCGGATGGCCCACAGGAGACGGGTACGTCGTCGGTTACGCCGTGGCAGTTGACGGCTGGGAATGTTACCTCCCAATTCGCCATAAGGGTGGGGGTAATTTGGATGAGCGCATTGTAAACAAATGGCTAAGAAAAGTGTTTGCTTGTCCTGCCGACAAGATTATGCACAACGCTCAGTACGACGCCGGATGGATACGCCGGATGGGCTTTACGATTAACGGGCGCATTATTGACACCATGGTTGTTGCGGCATTGCTGGATGAGAACAGGTTTAGCTACAGTCTAAACAACTTATGCTTTGATTATCTTAAAGAGGTGAAGGCGGAAAAAGGACTGACGGAAGCGGCAAGAAGCTTTGGCTTAGACCCCAAGGCAGACATGTGGCAGATGCCTGCAATGTACGTTGGACCATACGCCGAAGCAGATGCCAAGTTAACCCTACAGCTTTGGAACTACTTATCTGTGCGTGTTGGTCAGGAAGAATTGTGGCCGATCGTAAACCTAGAGCTAGCTCTTCTGCCGTGCTTGGTAGACATGACTTGGCGCGGTGTTCGGATAGACCAAGACAGGGTGGAACGTACACGCGACGCGCTCCTTAAACGAGAAAAC